CCAAAGTACGCTGCAGTTACACCTGATACTGCAACGACATATACTGCTGCTATGTCAGCAAGTAATTCAGAGGCTTGAACCAAACCCAGATATGAAGCCAAGATAATTAAAAACGGGTATCCAATCATTCCTGATAAAGCAAACCATGTCATTTTAAGTTGAGCATCACGCTTGTGGTCAGCGTCTTCCATTTTACGCCGACGATCTTCCAGCATGATATCCCGTTCATCTGGATCAATTTTTCCGTTTTCGTTTAGGTCGTAGCTTTCCTTGTTCATAACATCGCTCCGCTATCCGCTTATGGGTGGTAATTATAACCACTTTTCCGTTTTTGTACACACACCATACATTTGGCTTAATTTCTTTAAGTTCTACCACCTATCCAAATATACACCTAAGTAATAAACACACAAAACAACCACGATAGCAGCCATAGATATACCCGCAATTGTAGCTAAAAGCTCCATGCGCTCTTCACGAGCCTTTTCTGCAGCTTTTTTAGCCGCTTGACGCTGCTTTCGAGCTTCAGCTTGCCATTGCTGCCAACGGTCCCATGTGCCCGGTGGCGCATACAAGCGACAGTAGGACTCTAATTCTTGCCGCTTTTGACGTAGGTTTTCTAAGTGCTGAAACTCTTCCCAATCACCTTCAGAGCTACCCGTGATCATTGTGATCGGACTAGACTTCTTTTTATTGATTGCTTCTTTAACGTCTTCTTCTGCATTCAGAAACTTACCCACAGCCCCTATAAGACCTGCAGTCTCACGACCATTGCCGAGAGCAGTCTTAATTACAGAAAAAGCTGCGTTCGCAGCCGCAATAGACTCAAGAATAGCCATTGTTTGTGCCTCATGTTGTCGTCACCGTGACTGATCCAACCTCTCCCGTGGTGGATAAGCCCCTTACATGTGGCGCATTTGCTCTGGTTATTTTTACAATACCATCTTGCTCAAACAATGCTCCAAGTTCCAAATTATAATCATCTTGCGGTAAATCCGTTAAAACGAGCGTAGTGTTACGACCCTCTCCCGGGTTTTGCTGCTGTGCAAGATAAACAGAGAATGCACGAACAATTTCGGCAAGGTAATTCTGACTATAAAACCTTGGGGGCAAAGGGAAGTAAGGTACGTTTAGTCTACGAGACATTACCTTCTCCCGTCTGGTCTAATATCGACCCTCGGAGAGCCTAATCTCCAACCGACACCTGTGTTGTCAGAGTCCACTCTGAAGGCAAAAGATCGCCCTCTTACTCGAACGTTTAACTGATTTGTAAATTGCTCAACTGGCGTTGTAGATGAACGTTCTACAGCACCTGTATTTGTCTGCAAATATGCGCCGCCGGGGTAGTTTCTAGCTTTTACTGTAAAGTCTACAGATGGGCTACCTTCCGAATCCCTAAAAGTTATGTCTGGAAGGATACGCCTAATAAATGCAAATTGATCACCTTCACCAATATCTATTTGGCTAGATTCAATATAGCTAGTAATAGCGGCAGAAGGTGACTGACTTCCATCATCAAAGCCTGTTTCGTGGCTGTAAATAAACCCTGCTGATGCAGCCTGTGGACTAAAGGTTATACCACGGTCCATCCACGCTGTTCGTGAAAGAACACCGTAATACCAAAGATTCTGTTGATAGTTGTAGACAACATAACGATTGTTTTCGGTACTATCCGCTGATGGATAAAACCACCAAACCTCACCAAAAGCGGAATTTACTCCAGCGTAAACTTTCTCATATTGTTCAGTATTGAAATCACTGAAGATATAGTCTCTAACAGAACATGGAACACGCTGAACAGAACCAGAGTAAGAGTAGAACTCATTCAGTCCCATCCAGAAAACAGAGTCATCAACTGATACTGCTGCACTTGGTCCTGCAATTGTAATATTTTCAGATATTAAGTTAATACCAAATGTAAAAGGTGGGCCAAGATACTGCATAGAATGCAGAGACTTATCTGTGAAGACAAGAATCTGCTGTCTTGTTTCTTCTGCAGTTACAATTTTAGAACCAGTACCAATTCTTAGTTCACCAGCCGTGTTTGATGGAAGTGTTTGCCATTCAAGAGGGTCTTCTTGATCACTAAATCTAATAAGCAAAGGGTCTTGAGTTCCTATGCTTGTTTCTCCATCACATCCAAAGGCTATAACATGTCGGTCTCTGTCAGAAACCATGATCTTTTTTGCAACTGTAGGCGTTGTATTGTCGGTACTTAAACTAGATAGGGTGACAGCACGACCATAATCATCAGCAGGGTCCACAGGAACGTTAGCACTTTTGTCCCAATAATAAATGTTACCATCTCTTACATTGAATATAAGGTCTTCACCAAAGTTATCTTGCTCATAAGCTCTTAGAAACTCTTCAACACTGGCTGTAATGCTTGAAGCTGAACCCCAAGAGCCACGGCCCCAAGAGCCTGCACCCCAACCTGTACCTGTGATAGCAACGTCCAATCCTGTGTTGATTTGATATGTCCCAACAACAGACGATCCACCATTTCCTGTATCGAATGAATTAGCATTTATTTCATTGGGAGTGTAAACGCCATTAACTGAAATGTTTTCGAGACTTTCCACTTCACGCGCAAGTATTTTATAAGAGTTGTCTCCAATTATTTCAGTAATTTGATATTCTTGATTAAGAACATTAGCTGTAATTGCGCCACCAAGGCTGACCGCACCACTAAACGTGACAAAATCATTAACAGCCGCACCATGTGCGGTGTGAGCAACTGTTATCTCCGAACTACCGTCTATAGGAAAAAACGTTACATCTCCAGCCGCTGAAGTTAACCTAATAGGCGTAACATCATGAAGACCGCCGCCAAGGTCTAGATAATACTTTAAGTGCGTCCCGTAGGCCAAGTAGTTTGACCCATCCAACGCAGTAAACGAATGCAAAGACCGCGCAGAGCCTAAGAAGCTAAATGTGTTACGCTTGACCCATCCACCGATTTTTTCAGGCATACCAAAACGAAAACGTATCTTGTCGCCGTCATACCAACCGCCCTCATTGGTATAAGAGGTTGTTTCTCTATTTATACCGGGCTTAAACTGAAGCTTTTGTAGCGGCATTTATTACCTCACGGTGCTGTAGGCCAAGTAACGCTGTTGGGGAATCCTGCTTGTTGTGGTATATTTAAGAGTGCTGTCCGATAGTCACGCCACTCTTGTTGCTCGGACTCAGACAACTCTTCCCATCTCAAGGGATTTGACACCATTGGGTCTACAACATGCAAAAGCAAATCATCACGTTCTGCTCTAACGCCTGCTGCTTTCTCTGCATCTAATTCTTCTTGGGTTGGCGGCACATATGCTGCAGCATCGCCGTTGCCTTCAATCAAGTCGAACAGTTGTTGCGTATCTATTAAACTTGCAGCATCGTTTGGATCACATGTAAACGGAACCCACCCCATGTCAGGATGATTGATCTCAACGTTGATCCAACCATTCTGGATGTACGCAGCATTTCTGTATTCAGTAATTATTGTTTTCATATCAAAGTATCCGAAGCCATAAAGTTGCAACACCACTCGCAGAATAACCTGTCGCTACAAAGTCTTCTGCGTACCCCATACACCGCCATGTTCCTGAGTGGGTATAATCGTAGAACCATTGCGCCGTACATGGAGCGTAACGCCTGTTACCTGTACCCAAATAAACACTAGCTGTATTTGTAATTCCTGCCGCGTTCAAACCACTGCCTGCCGCTGTTTGACCTGGGTATACGTCTGATCCTGAAAGAACATCGTAAGCAAAGATGTAAGTACCGATACCATAATTAGTCGTAGCAACTTGGCTAGTAGTGTTGCCGCCTGCGAGATTAAGGTAAGCATCGCGAACAGAGTTACTAAAGTCATCCCCAACGGTAGTGCTACGGGTATTTGTGATCGTAATAGAACCAGACGCGTTAGTGATTGTAATATTAGTGCCTGCGGTCAGAGTGGATTGTGTATAACCTGCTCCATTACCAATTAATAGCTGACCGTTACTAGGAGTAGTGGCAAGACCTGTGCCGCCGTTGCCAACATTTAAAGCTCCCCCGCCCCAGACGCTATTACCAACGGTGTCTAAGGTGGCTACGGCTCCAAGACCAAGGGAGGTACGAGCCGTGGATCCGCTTTCCCCTACCCAATTGGTGCCGTTTGCAACAATAAAGATACCATCGGTCTTTGCTATACCTGCAATGTCTGTCAGGCCAGCATTATACGCTTGTACGTTAGTACCTATTTCCAAGCCCAGTGTCGTTCGTTGTGCCGCCGCATCCGCATCATCCAAAAGGGCACGACCAGCCGCTGTCAAATCTGTGACGGCGTATGTATCAGACCCAGTCGTATAAATCATTTTGTTTGCAGCGGTGGTCAAACCAGAAATGGATTGGAGTCCCGCGTCATATGCCTGCACCCCAGTCCCAATCTGAGCCGTGGCCGCATCACCTAACCCTAATGCAAGTCTAGCATCCGCTGCATCCGCAAGGTCGTTTAAGTTTTCAGACTTTTGCAAGAAGGTAGTACCAAGAGAAGTTGGTCCAACAAGTTCCGTTACAACCGCAGAACTCCCGCCACCATCTGCGGCGATAATCGCCGTCGCACCTGCGGCTACATCAACAGGTGTGCCAGAAGCAGTTTGTTTAAAACTAAGTGTGTAGCTTGTGCTGTTCTTAATGCAGTATAGTTTTTCGGCGTCGTCAGGTGCGATAGTAACTGTGACCGCCTGTGTCGCGTTAGTAAAGATAAGAACCTTATCCATCCCTGGAGACACAACACCGTTATTTGTAGTCAATGTGTATGCGCCTGCCGCTGAAGACAAGTCAATTGTGCCTACGCCATTGGTCAACGCATCAATAATTTCAAAGTTTGTATTGGTAGACGAACCCCATGTGCCAGACTCATCACCTGTGGCAATCAGTTTAATGCCACCATTTGTTGTATATGTTGCCATTCAGATTACCCTTATATTGTTAACACCGTTGGCACAGTATTTAGACAAGTATACCTTTTTCCAAAGGTTCGTTCAATCTTAGTATACATCTTCCTCATAAACCGTATCAACTTCAGGTGTGATTGGATTCCATGCTCCCGAAGTGACAGGAGCAATCGGGTCGTAGAACGTAGGAATATCTGGAATAATATGACCCCAAACAGTCGGAGAACCAAGTTCCCCAATGCCTTCGACGCCCTGAACTGAAACAACGGCACTAGCCGAAACCGTTACCGCGCCGATTTCTCCAATACCCTCAACACCAAATACTGGAACCGTGATCCCTGTACCACCAAACACGGTGTATTGGTCATCGATTATACCAATGCCTTCGACACTACCTGTTGTAAACGAAACATTGATGGTGACGGCAACACTGCCGACCTTACCAACGCCCTCAACGCCTTCAACATGGTATATAGATGTAAAGGTGAGATCGTCGCCAATCTCACCAATACCTTCAACGCCTGTAACGCTAAATACTGCGGCACCCGTAGGAGTAACGGCACCAATCTCGCCAACACCTTCAACACCAGTCGGTGTTAAGTTTGCTGTACCAACAATGCTAACACTACCTACTTCGCCTACGGCGTAGCCTGGGTCAGTGATGCTAGCAACCGCACTCGCGGCTACTGTTACAGCACCAACCTCTCCTGTTCCTTCTACCCCCGTAACGGAAAACGCAACGTGGATGACATTATCGTCACTAAAGCTGGTTTGCGAAAAGGAAGTAAAACCGAACATGGGTTACTCTTAGTTAGCTACAGGGGCGGGTTCCTCTAATGACTTCTTTAACATATCTACGAATGCCTGACGACCCACTTGTAGCTGATCCATATTAAACTGCGCTGAACCAATCTTTTGTTGCAGCGAGTTAATATGATTGATGATCACTTTCTGTTCGTCAGTCAGTTCGTCCTCTGTATATTCTTTGTCATCGATGGTAATTGTAGCCTTTTTGTCTTCAGCCATTTTTCCAACTCCTGTTTTAGGTTTCATCAAGTATTGGCGGTCGCACAGCTTTTAACTCTTCAATAGTCGTGGCTGCGTCTATGCCAGGGTCAGCGGGAGCATCCCGCAAGCGAGCTTTTTTACCCGCTATCTCTGCTTGAACGTTAGTGTTTCCAGCCTCTAACGCTCTCATGTACTCTATGTCGAGCTTCTGAAACTTTTCCTGTCGCTCAAGGCGAATGAACTGACGTTTTAAGTTTTTAGCTTTGTCCATATCATGCCGGATCATGTGGGCCTACTCCATACAATACGTCTTGAAGTTCTGCTTCGACAACATCGTCTGGTTTAAGTGTGCCATCTTCATACTTACGAGGCACTAAGTATCCAGAGTCTGCGTCGTTGCCATGCTCTGCACCAACCCCATCAGACAAATATTCATCATCACAGGTCCATGCGTTTCTAAATTCATCGTTATCGTCTAAGTCTAACTCAGAAGCCGCCACTATTTTATAGGGATGCCCTGTCGGCACATCTTTCTGTGCGATCTGTTCTACGTTTAGATCACAGTTGTTTGCCGGAGTAATGATAGCCAAAACCCCTTCCACCGATTTATATAGTATTCTGTAATCACTATTCGCCATGTCACACCTTACGTCTTAAAGGCCATCAAAGAGCAGTTTGCTTGGTTTCTTCTAGTCCCGTTACTATCTGCGCTCTGAATATCTATATAAGTTGCTGCTCTACCATACACCATATCCACTGTATTATATCCACCAGACAAATACGATTGGAATATTATAGCCGCTGCGCGATAATCTGAGAAGTTGTTTTGAAAGTCCGTTGTCCAGTTTATACGAAGAATGCCAGTGCCTTGATCTGATACGCTCGATATACCTGTCTCCCACTGGCTGATACTTGCATTGGTACTAAATCGAACGGCACCTACAACATCGCACTCTGATACATCTTGTGTGCCGCCAGAGGTGGACACAAGGGTGTGATATCCTGGGTTGTAAAAATACCCATAAAAACCACCAGCGGTAAGTCTAGACGTATAAACATTAACCCGTGTTTGATTGCTGTTTATGTGGTAGTTATATCTTTGTAAGTGACGATAAGTAGATGTACCTGTGTTAGGCGTTTGAGACTGCGTGATATTACATGCATCCCACGAAGTAGTTCTATAGCCCTGAGTAGTTGAATCAAAGTTATAGTGATACTGCCCTGTTGTAACATATGTTATACTGGAAACACCGTGAGAGCCGTAGATTGTTGTGTGGTTTGCCGCGCATGTTGCAACTGGATTCTCTGCCATGCTACCACCTAGTCATAGTGTGCCCATGAAATCATAGACATATGGTTAATTGCCCAGTTACGACCAGAACGGTACGCATTGTAGCGATGACGGCAACGCGTCAAGGTAGATGTTTGCTCGTAGTTATACTTATAAAAGAACAGTCTGTGAGTCCCGCCACCATAACCTGGCTGGCGGTTATCCGTACCTTGGTGCAAGCACGGATTAGACCCTGTGCTTAAACTTGTGGAGTAGTTCCAACGATAATCGCCAGAGGCTAAGTATGTTAACGAACTTACGCCTGTAGACTTACCAGACTGCAAACTACTTTTCCAAAGGCCAATGGCGTGGAGCTTTCCCTTGCGCTGTTTGCCGTAGAAGTCTGACATAGCGATTGCACCAGATGCAGGGATATCATCCACTGCGTCA